GTACTAACAATCTCAATCCTATATTTATCACCACTTGCAACTCCGTCGAAATTCATATATATAGGATTTCTGTTTTGATATGATAGAGCATCTCCATCGAGCAATCTCTAGCTACCCATAAAAACAAGGTCTTATGGATCTAAAGGAACCCATATATAGTCAGTTCCTGTAACTGGTAAATTTGCTAACGCCACTTCATATGACGTTGCATATTATCGTAATCTTTGTGAGCTCGGTAATATCACATGATTATTCAACATTCCGGTGGTTTTACCTGGAACCATTCCTACGGTTAGAACTCCTTACCTGACAGTAATGTTTGATACAGGCATGATTTTGATTCCAGTTCTAACGACTCTATATGATACGAATCTTCCGTTATCGTTTGGGTCATTTTCATCACTTAAATATTTTGACATCGGATGGTCAACTTACTGAGTAAAATAAGGATCATCCGTTCCTTAACTACCGTAATAAACCTTTTGATCTCTAATTCCGTCAGCTGTTGTTATTGCGTTAAAGTAATGTGAATAACCATGTACTCCTCCGTCATATAGATTATGTGGATACACAATAGCTTATATGTTATTTAATCCTCCTGGTAGGTCTATCACAAATTTATATTCATATAAGCTTGTAGGTTAACAAAAATCATTTGGTCCTCTCACCGCTTTTGTTGTGAATGGATTCAATAAAGACATAGCATACTTATTTTCTTTGAATTTTGTTTTTAATGCTTCAGATTTAGTTTTTCCTTATCTTTATTTTTTCTTTGGTCCTATAATAGTTGCATTCTTGTTTGTAACTTTTAGTTTCTATCCTTATTACTTGTTCGCAGTGTTATTCTACTTTCCTGCTCCTATTTATCTTTCCTCTCTTCCGTGTTTTAATGAAGTTAATTACTCTCCATTGATCTACTTACTGTCCAATTAAACAGTCCCTTTGAAATGTGGGCCACTATTAGTTTCAGCGGTACTAATAACTTGTTCTTATTTTTAATATTCGTTCTTAGCAATTAGTCCAATATTTTTAATTTCTCGGCTTATCAGACCTTGAAAATCTCGTTTTCCCGGATTTGTGTAATACATATCCGCTTCCTTCGTGACAATATTGTATCCTCCTCCTACATTCCCTGGTTAATCCAGATTTTTAGCTAACCAGTCATACCTTTTGTTAATAACGTCTACTATTTCTCCCGCTATCTAATATTTGTCTAAATGCTCATAATCCCCCACTTATGGTGTAATAT